TACACCGGTACAGCTTGCCCGAGGCCGTGCGCAGTCACGAGATTTTCGAGGCGATCCACGATCACTGGATGGTCATGCGCGGGCCGGTGCACACGTTCCCGTTCCGCGATCCTTTGGACTTCGCCAGCATCGCGCTTCAGTTCCCAAATACTGCGCCGGCAATCACCGGGCTAGATCAGGTGTGCGGCACGGGCGATGGGTTCTCGCTGGAGTTCCAGCTGCAAAAAACCTACAACCGCGGCGGCCAGACGTACCCGCGGGTCATTAACCGCCCGGTAGTCGCGACCGTGGTTGTCACCGTTGCCGGCGTTGACCCGCTGACTCTTGACCCGCCGATGACCTACACCGTAGACCGGCTGACCGGGGTCATTACCACCAGTTACGCTCCGAGCCCTGGGCAGATTGTCCGGGCCGGGTTTTTATTCGATGTTGAAGTGCGATTTGAAGCGGACGATTCCTTTGATGGCGTTGTTCAAACCTTTGGCCTTGGCGGATTCGCAGACCTGACGTTTGTCGAAGTTCGGCCATGTGATTGAATCCTGGAGAATTTGATATGGCGATGATATTCATAGACGGCTTCGACCATTACGGCGTTATTGCGAACTTGACCGAAGGTGTATACGCAGAGGTTTCCCCGACTTCCGGTCTAGCCACAACAAACGTCAGGACCGGGACTCATGCACTTTCGTTTGGTGCCGCATCAATCGTGCGCCGCGTGCTTGGTGGCGCAAAAACCACGGTAGGCATGGGGGCTGCATATTATCTAAATGCGCTGCCGTCTGGTAATAATAATCAACGCATATTTGAATTTCGTGACACCGCGAATGCTGCACAGGTTGCAATTGGAGTGCAATCAACAGGCACGATTTCTGTCAAGAGAGGAGGGGTCGGCGGCACAGAGATAGGTGTAACAGCATCTCCAGTTATAACGGCAGAGACATACCAACATGTGGAGGCTTTGGTCTTTTTTAGTAATACTGTCGGCACGGTTGAGGTGCGAGTAAACGGCGTAACAGTTATCAGCCTGACCGGGGTTGATACAGTAGCAACTGCAAACGTCGAATGCAGCCAAGTCGTGTTTTCAGGAGGTATCGGCGGTGGCGCGCAGGGCGGCGTAGTGGACGACGTTTTTTGTTACGACGACACAGGCAGTTTCAACAACACATTTCTCGGCGACCGTCGCGTTCTCACCCTGTTCCCCGATGCCGACACAGTCCAAGCGGATTGGACTCCGGTAGGGTCTGGCACTGGATTCGGCGCGATTGACGAGGCAAACCCGGACGGCGACACGACCTATATTTCTGCCGGAATCCCAGACTCCAATGGCGTCGTCTCGGAATTCGGCATGGAAAACCTGCCTGCCGGCGTGAGTGCAATCAGTGGAGTGGTGCTAGTAAACATGAGCCGCAAAACTGAGGCCGGTATCGCAAACGTGCAGATGTCGGTTATCTCGGGAGCATCCGAAACGGCTGGAACCGACGAGCCGATGACTGAAGTCTATACATACCGCCAGGACGTTTTCGAGATCGACCCGGCCAGCGCCGCACCATTCACACCATCTGAGGTTGACGCGCTGTTGATTAAAGCCGACCGGACGGCCTGATTATGGCTAACTATGTAACATCGTTTTCGGAATACGCAATAGGTGTACAGCCGAGTGATTGGACAGAGCGATTTAATGATGCCAATAGCACATGGACTGTAACGTCTGCATCAGGAGTGATATTCCTTCGAAATACTATGACATCGGACGGTTTGCGGTTCATTTCATGGGACGATATCGACGCCGACGCCAACCGAGCTGATGTTGAAGTTTTGACTAAAGTGCGGTCGTCAAGTATCTCCGGTGCTCAATTCCAGATTAGGGTCAGGGGTTCTGGCACATCAGGATCGCCGACTGCTTATACGATCCTATATAACGGGTCTAATGGCAGATTTGAAATGTTCAAAGATGTTGCCGGCGTCGGCACTCTTTTGACAACAATTACGGCATCGCTTAGCGCGAATACATTTTATTGGTTGAGATACAGAGTTGTAGGCACTGCGCTAAAGTTTAAGTTCTGGATAGATGGAGCGGCAGAGCCTGGGACATGGAACTCGGAAATAACAGATTCAGATATAGCGGCAGCCGGCTGGGTTGGTTTAGGTGCATTCACAAAAGCTGGTAATCGCGATTATGATGTTGTGGCAGTCGGCACTAATGGAGATACAGCAGCGCTGGGAGTATCGCCAGAAGCGCGCATGACGCAACTAGCCATGCTGGTGCTGGACGCGCCGGAAGCTGATGCCAGAATGACGCAGGCTTGTGCGCTGGTATTGTCGCTGATACCAGACGCCGCTGACGGCGTGCGCATGACTCAGGCCACAATGCTGGCCTTGGCAGAATTCGAAGCAGGCGTGCGCATGACTCAGGCCGTGGCGCTGGTGCTCGCCGATCAAGTCAACTGCCTGACACGATGGGCGCAGACGTGGACGATCACGCGGACGGATGGGCTAGTGTTCGCGTTCACGTCGCTCGATCGGGCGCTGACGTTCCGGGGCATCGAGCATCTCCCTTGCAACAGCATGCTCGCCTCTGCCGTCGAACTTTCGACCGTGGTCGGCGCGACCGGCAACATGGAATTGAATGGCATCCTGTCAGACAGCGGCGTGAGTGAGGCCGACCTCTATAACGGGCTTTTCGACGGCGCATCGATTGAGGTCTGGATGGTGCCGTGGGACAACTCAGGCGGCGAGATTCCGTTTCGGTTGATGGGCGGCGTAGTCGGCACAAATGGCCACGGCGAAACCAGCTTCAACCAAGAGATCCTGACGCCGGGCGCCCAGCTCGCACAGCGCGCACTGTTGGAAACGTACACGCCGGGATGCCGGTACGGGTTCGGCAGTTCCGTTGATTCGCGGTGCCCGGTTGATCTGGTGGCCCTGACGGTATCCGGCAGCGTGACCGGGACGGCCATACCCAACGCGTCGACCACGGCCACGCGCCGGATATTCACCGACAGCGCCCGCGCCGAGGCTGACGGGTTTTTCAATCTCGGCCGGCTGACATGGACGGGCGGCCCGAATGCCGGAGCGGTATCGGAAATCAAGGACTTTACCGGCGGGCAATTCATTTTGTGGGAGGCGCTGCTTTCGCCTATCGGCATCGGTGACACATACGACGCCACGCCAGGGTGCGACAAGTCGGCCGCCGATCACCTGTTGTTCAACGCCGACATGCTGGACTTCGGCGGATTCCCGATGGTGCCTGGGTCTGATAGCATTCTTCAATCACCTGACGCTAAAGGATAGGCATGGACAATCGCGCGAAGATCGTCGCAGAGGCTCGCCGCTGGCTTGGGACTCCGTTTCACCATCAGGCGGCTTTGCTCGGTGCCGGCGTGGATTGTGTCGGCCTGATTCGCGGCGTCGGCGCGGCGTGCAGCATGGTGACCGTCAGCGACGAGGACTGGCGCAGGTTCAGCCATTACGGCCGGGTGCCGAGTCCGCGCAGGATGATGGAGGGGATGCGGCTGTTCCTCGACGAGATTCAGCCGGGCGAGGAATTGCCGGGGGATATTGCGTGGATCCAGTGGCGCGAGGGTATCCCGATGCACCTTGCATTGCTGGCTGAGCACAATGGCCGGCGCACGCTTATCCATTCGCTGAGCGACTTCGGCAAAGTGCTCGAGCACGGCTTTACCTCCGAGTGGCAGGCGCGAGTATCATCGTGGTGGAGATACCCGGGGCTTAGCACATGAGCGGATCAAGCACAGGCCAGATCGTTGGCACGGTAGTCGGCGCGGTAATCGGGTTTTATACCGGTGGTGCCGGCTGGGCGCTGGCCGGCAGTATCGCCCAGGGTGCAGCGGCTGGCTATGTGGTCGGCGGGTTGGTCGATCCGCCTCCAGGCCCGAACGTTCAAGGGCCCAGGCTCGACGACAAGAAGGTCACAACTTCGACGTACGGCGATCCAATCCCGCTGGTGTATGGCCCGGACAACCGCATTGCGGGTAACGTAATCTGGTCAACCGGCCTGATCGAAAAATCCAAAAAGGAGAAGTCGGGAAAAGGTGGCGGCGGCAGTACAAGCGAGAGCTACACCTACAGCGTTTCGTTTGACGTCGCGATCATGGGGCGGCCAGGGCAACAGATCCGCCGCGTGTGGATGAACAACAAGCTGGTGTTCAATATCGCAGATGCCGATGGCACGCCAGCGCTGCCGGCATACGACCCGGTCAACGGGATGCTTTACACCAAAGCTATGGGCACGCATGCGGTTTTTGCAGAGATGCACTTTTGGCCTGGCACTACCACGCAGATACCTGACGCGATGGTCGAGGCCATTGAAGGCGTCGGTACAGTCCCGGCGTATCGCGGGATCTGCCATGTCTCGTTCAAGACTTTGCAGCTGGCCGACTTCGGCAACCGTCTGCCCAATATTGAGTTCGAGATTGAGGCGGACACCACGATAGTGCTCGGCCAGGTCGTGCATGACATTTGCGGACGGTCCAATGTCGATAACACATCGGTAATTGGCCTGGTTGATCCAATCAGGGGCTACATCATCGCTCGCCCATCCAACGGCGCTGGCGCAGTCGCCCCGCTTGGCATGGCCTACCACTTCGATGTCGCCGAGCAGCGCGGCCAGATCCGATTTGTGAAGCGCGCGCGCGCCATGAAGGCGACGATACCAGTCACCCAGATGGGGGCTCACGAAGGCAACGAAGAGGCAATCGAGCCTATCCGGCACAACACGCTATCAACCGTTGACCTGCCGCGGCAGATGACGGTTTCGTTTGCCGACCCTGCGCTCGACTATCAGCCAAATTCGCAGCGAGCAATCAGGGACCAGGGCGCAACC